TAGGTCGGGGATGAAACTTTGGTAGTAGCTGTTTCCCTCCTCCGTGCCCGACATGACGACACCGACCGGAAGGGCTTTGCGCTTGTGGTACATGACGTCCTTGACGCACGTCGATTTCCCGCTCATGCGTTTGGCGATAAACACCACGATTGAATTGTCCCGCATCGTGTCCGGATTGAATTTCTTCAACTGCAAGTTCATAACCGTACAAAACTACTATAGTAGAATGAAATTTAAATTCGTTTCGTCAACGAACGCTACGTTTATAGGACAAAACCATGTGTGTGTTTTTCAGTGTGTCGCGTCATGCGTCGATATTTTTTTCTCATGGCATATAGTATAAACAAACGAACACAACATGGGAGGAGGACTTATGCAGCTTGTTGCCATCGGCGCTCAGGACGTTCACCTGACGGGGAACCCCCAGATCTCTTTCTTCAAGGTGGTGTACCGCCGCCACACCAACTTCTCCATGGAGTCCATCGAGCAGTCTTTCAACGGTACCGCCAAGCCCGGTTCCCGCGTGACCTGCACCATCAGCCGCAACGGCGATCTCGTGACCAACATGTGGCTCGAGGTGGACATGGGTTCCGATGACGGTTTCGTGAACTCTGTGGGCCACGCTCTCATCGAGTACGTGGAACTCGAAATTGGCGGCCAGCGCATCGACAAGCACTACGGCGAGTGGCTTGAGATCTGGTCCGAGCTCACCCTCCCCGAGGAGAAGCGCCAGGGTTTCAAGGAGATGATCGGTCGCCGCGACAGCTCTTCATCTACCAGCATGCAAAACCAGAAGCTCTACATTCCCCTGCAGTTCTTCTTCTGCCGCAACCCCGGCCTTGCGCTGCCCTTGATCGCCCTTCAGTACCACGAGGTGAAGCTCAACATCAAGTTCCGCGACGGTGGGGACTTGAAGACCGGTTTCTCCGAATTCGACAGCGTGAAGTTGTACGTGGACTACGTGTACCTCGACACCGAGGAGCGTCAGCGTTTCGCCCAGATGTCTCATGAGTACCTCATCGAGCAGCTCCAACACACCGGCGCGGAGTCCACCAAGTCCGACCAGGTGCGCTTGAACTTCAACCACCCCGTGAAGGAGCTCGTGTGGGCCATCCGCCCTGCAAACAGCGAGGTGCTTCAGTTCGGTACGAGTGTAATGTATTCTGGAGACGGGTCTAGTAGCGAGTTCGCCACCGCGGCTAACGACCGTTTCGAAACCGCCAAGTTGCAGCTCAACGGCCACGACCGTTTCACCGAGCGCGACGCGGCGTACTTCCGCCTGGTGCAGCCCTTCCAGCACCACACCCGCGTGCCCAACAAGTACATCTACTGCTACTCCTTCGCCCTGAACCCCGAGGCCCACCAGCCTTCCGGTACCTGCAACTTCTCCCGTCTCGACAACGTGACCCTGAACTTGTCCGGTATGAGCACCAAGACGGGTAATCCCAACGGCGAATTGCTCGTGTACGCCGTGTCCAACAACATCCTCCGCATCACCTCTGGTATGGGCGGCCTCGCGTACTCCAACTAAAGGACTGGAAAACCCTTTTAACGACTTGTAGACGAAACACATCATAAACCCCGAGTATATAGAGAAGATACAAAAAAATAACACTTGGTAAAAACACAAAAACAACGCACGTGCTTTGCGTGTCACATACACCATTTTTTTTCTGTGGTATATGACATACAAATCAACGAACCACATTCACATACACAATGGGTGGAGGATTAATGCAACTCGTCGCCATCGGCGCTCAAGACGTTCACCTGACCGGTGAGCCCCAGATCTCTTTCTTCAAGGTGGTGTACCGCCGTCACACCAACTTCTCCATGGAGTCCATCGAGCAGTCCTTCAACGGCACCGCCAAGCCCGGTTCCCGTGTGACCTGCACCATCAGCCGCAACGGCGATCTCGTGACCAACATGTGGCTCGAGGTGACCCTTCCGAAAGAGTACTCTGCTGGTACCGATCATCAGTACGTGAACTCCGTGGGCCACGCCCTGATTGAGTACGTGGAGCTCGAGATCGGCGGTCAGCGCATCGACAAGCACTACGGTGAGTGGCTCGAGATCTGGTCCGAGCTCACCCTCCCCGAGGAGAAGCGTCACGGTTTCAAGGAGATGATCGGTCGTCGCGACGCGTACAACGACAAGTCCAAGTTGGAGTCTCGCGAGCTTTTCATCCCCCTGCAGTTCTTCTTCTGCCGCAACCCCGGCCTTGCGCTCCCCTTGATCGCCCTTCAGTACCACGAGGTGAAGCTCAACATCAAGTTCCGCGACGGCGCCAAGCTCGACACATCCAACTCCGTGAAGGATTTCGACAGCGTGAAGTTGTACGTGGACTACGTGTACCTCGACACCGAGGAGCGTCAGCGTTTCGCCCAGATGTCCCACGAGTACCTCATCGAGCAGCTCCAGTACACCGGCGTGGAGTCCACCAAGTCCGACCAGGTGCGCCTGAACTTCAACCACCCCGTGAAGGAGCTCGTGTGGGCCGTGCGCCGCACCGCGAACGCCGAGGTGCTCGAGTTCGGCAACGTGTCTGCCAATCTCGGCAGCTACATTGACGCTAACGGTAACGTTGCAGGCGATGTGGTGGACTTCCCATTCGCCACGCCCGCGGACGAGTCTTTCGAACTTGCCAAGTTGCAGCTCAACGGCCACGACCGTTTCACCGAGCGCAAGGCGGCGTACTTCCGTCTGGTGCAGCCCTACCAGCACCACACTCGCGTGCCCAACAAGCACATCTACTGCTACTCTTTCGCTTTGAACCCCGAGGCCCACCAGCCTTCCGGCACCTGCAACTTCTCCCGCCTCGACAACGTGACCCTGAACCTCAAGGGTCTCTCCGACAAGTCCGACGAGGGCGAGTTGCTCGTGTACGCCGTGTCCAACAACATCCTGCGCATCACCTCTGGTATGGGCGGCCTCGCGTACTCCAACTAAACACACGAAAAACGAATTTAAGAAACGAATGTGTGATAACTAGAAAATAGAATGGTGGCGACAAGATCCCGTGATTACGAGTTGAACCCCGTTCTCCAGTCACCACACACTGTTGTCCCGCGCGGCAACATATTCATGAACCACGACAACGATACGCACGCCGTGGTCGCAGCCACACTTTTGACCATCTCCGCCAGCATTTTGGTTGGGGTGTTCATCACCACGTTCATGGTTTAAAAAAAAGGTAAATAGAAAGAATTTAAAAGAACACAATAATGAAGTTATTCTGTTGTTTTAAACCCCGCGATGTCGAAAAAAAATCGAACGAGGACGTGTTGGTCACGAAACCAACGATTTCTGTTGAATACGATAAACACGGTAGGAAAATAGAAACAAGAACCTATCATCGTCAAGATGTGTTCGTACCGATGGGTCTGAATATAATTCGCGAAACGTTTGTGTATTCGTTGAATGATGCTGATCCCGAACCGTATGTGGTGTTGTGGATCCGAATGTATGATCGTGGATGTTTCGACATCAAACGGTATGACTACACCGTAGATTCCTATGTGATCATTGATGAAGACAACCCTATGAATTGTTCGTTCACAAGGTTCTTAGACAATCTGATCAACCAATCAGATCCCGTCGACTATTCGATCACGAATGAAAGGTGGATGAAAGAAACGCGAAATATGGGTGAGTGCCCCGATTACGGTTTCAAAATCGTCATGTCCCAAAATGGTACGAACGTCACGTACGAAATCGGGCGCTACATATGTTGAAAAAAACAATGATTCAATTATTATTCACACGTCGTAAATCAAACACTCAATCTCGTCCCAACACTCGCGATCGTTCGCCTCAATCGCGTCGATTTCCAATTGGATCGCGTGTAACGTGGACGACAACTCTTCGATCGTGTCCCATTCGGGCGCATGTTGAGTCACCTCGAGACCGCTTTTGTATTTTTCGCGCAACGCATGTTGAATCTTAAAATCCAATACGTGTGTCAACGCCTTTTTACGATGGTTCAGTTCGTTTTTTCTCGCCATGCGTTGAGCGCGTTTGGCGGGGTCGTGGCCTCCTGAAAGCGTCGCCATGGTTTTGGGTTTCAACGAAAGCGTATGCATATTTTTGTTTTAATATCATAATTACACGATTTTTTAAGTTCCTTTGTTTTGATCTTTTCCAATCATCATATACATCGATATCTATATGATGGATGGAACAGCACAAGTGCTCCCATCAGGGTTCGAACCTTATCCTTCGTTAACCTTGGCGTTAT